CAATATTAAGGGATTTCAAAGCATTATAAGGCTTATATAAGTATCTTAATTAAATATATTTAATTAAGATACTTATATAAGCCTTATAATGCTTTGAAATCCCTTAATATTGAACTCAATGATGTTTTATACCCTCAAACCTATTTTAACTCAGTTAATCAACTGTAGAGCCTCAGGGAGCCATTCTAAGGGGTCGCCCATATGTTGCCCTCTATTGCACTGTAGAGCCTCAGGGAGCCATTCTAAGGGGTTGCCCATATGTTGCCCTCTATTGCACTGTAGAGCCTCAGGGAGCCATTCTAAGGGGTCGCCCATATGTTGCCCTCTATTGCACTGTAGAGCCTCAGGGAGCCATTCTAAGGGGTCGGCGGAATAGTTCGCCATATTGGCTACACTGTACTGTTAGCCCATTTGGTTGGACTATAGGGGTTGCGGTGGTTCAACTGAATTGTTATCACTACTGCTATATATTAGCCATACGAGGTCATACAGATAGTTTGCGGAGGGTTAACATGATAGATCAACAACATGTGTTGCAAAGTGTGTTTTAATTTGATATTAAACAATATTTTTTATTTAGGACGAGATTATTTTTTGATTTTGCTTTTTTTTGAGATTATTATTTGTATATTGCCATATTAGACCGCCATATTGTATTCTACATATTGGTAGGACAAGAGGACAAGATTTTTTAAATATTTCTATCTTAAATATTTTTTTATTCTGAAAAAAAAAAGAAATCTCAATAAGAATATATTAAAAATCTTGTCCTCTCGTCCTAAACCTATATACACTTGGTTTATTTTTATTTCTATTGACTTGTGGCCATTATTATTTTTTAAATATACTGTTTCAAAAAAAAATCTTGTCCTAAATTATTATTTATGAAAATAGTTGATCTATAATACAATTACCACCATTATAACTATCTAAATGAAAACTGAACTTCAAAATCAAATCTTCTGGGGGTTGCTTTCATTTTTGGGTAATATGGGTATTTATCATACATATTATTTTCTATACCTAAAAACAAACAAGTTATATTCTGAGATGAATATGTTGATAAGCACATTTCTGATGATAAGTTCTTTCCTAATTCTTTTATTGTTTGTTTAGTCCGTTTAACTATTATACATCTAAGTTTATCTGAATACTCTTTTTTCCATAATTCTCTTTTAAATATAGAACTAAGAGTATGGCAACAATCTATGTCTGATTGAAATTCGCATCTAAATGTACAATTTATTATATTTTTTAATTGTGTCGTATTTAGTCCTTCCAATACTTTGTATATATAACACCCAATGCCCATATAATCTTTTATTATATCCCATATCTCATTTGGGAAATTGTATTTTTTTATTTGACTCTGTATATTGTTTTTTCCACAGTTGGTGAGTGTTGTCCAATTCTGCAATTTGTTTTCTCCATTGTTTGTGGTTGTCATAGTCAATATATATATTAGAAATAATAAGTCCAATAAAAAATCCTAAATATTTATTTTTCATTTTATAAATTATATCTATATTAATATATACAAAAAAAAATGAGTGAAAATAATTGTGTTGAAAATTTATCCCTTCAATTAGATAACATCCAAAATATATATAATGGTTATTTATCAGATCCAACAAATCATGGGTGCATTGTTAATTTATGTATTGCTGTTTTTGATTATGTCGAGTTTAATCTTATTAGCCCAAGTGGTTTCAATATTATTAATATGGATCTTGAAAAGCAAAATAAAATATATCAAGACGAAACTGAATCTGAATTAGAGAGAAGCCGTGCAATGTTTAGAATGACATTATTTCTTACAATCTGCTATACTACATTTAATCATTTTATTGGTATGCTACATATGGCCGAAGCAGTTCCACAAGAAGAATTAATCAAATCATTTCAACCCGATGACCCTAAAAAGAAAATAGTTTCTACTATTAAAAGACTGCATGAAATAAAACTATATACAACTGTTGATTTTCCATCTATATATAGAGAAATATTTCAATTACTACCAAATCTCGAATCCACACTAAAGAATATGCTAAACACTTTTGATGATGAGTCCGCTATTTTATACAATCAAGAAAAGAGAAGAGTATTTAAGGCCGAAGTATTTGGCACTCCAGTATTAGACCTACCAGAAACAGATGAATTAAAAGATATGAAAAAAAAATGCAATTGGTCAGAAATGTTCAAAGAGACTTAACCTCTATCACTTCTTGGACTTTCTGCTTCATTATTATTTTGTATTGCCTGCTGTTGCCGTGCATCCAACTCTTCCTCGCCTTGAACATCTCTAACAATCTTTATACAGCAAAAATTAACCTCCCTGCATTTACTTTTGTACATTAGACGACATACCGCTAATAATAATCCAACACAACTCGAAATTAAGAATGACCAAAACACTTCTGAAAGTTCTTGTGCCATCAAAAAAAATATCTCTATATATATTACATAATTTTATTTTTTTCTCTTAATATATTTTAAATGAGTTAATCCACTGTGTGCCATCTTAGTTGCATTATCTTTTAATTCTTTAATGCTTGGCATTTCTTCGCCTTTATATTTTTCAGTTATGAATGAATGTCTAATTGAATTAATAGATTTATGCTCTCCATATATTTTATTTAATCTCTGGTTAAGAGTTACTGGTGATAGTTTTGAATTGTTTCTATCTGTAAATAAATAGTCACTCTCTGGCTTATTTTTAATCCACAATGCTAATGCTTTTTTTAATTCTAATGATGGCTTAATAATTTGCCTGTTAAAACTTTTATCAGTCTTATACCGATAGAAATAAAATTGTTTCTTCTTTGGATCATATATATTATATTCTGGTTTTACTTTTGCCCTCGCATCATGATTCTCAACTTTCATTTCAGTCCAATCTAATAGCCTTCTTGGTAATATATTTTTTTTACCACTTGTTAAAGCATATAATAAATATTGTTGTAATTCTTGTTTCTCAGATGGAATTTTATCTGGCTTAGTTATCAGTTCATCCCATCTTTCTTTTAGTGGAATACCCTTCTCGTCAATCTCATCACCAGTTATCCAATTATCTTCATATTTATCAGTCATTAAATTCTGCTCCATTTCTTTGTCATATTCCTTTGTGTCTTCCATCATTGCTTTATGATATTTATCATATGCGGTTTTATCGGTTGTGACTGTAAGAAGTGCGGCCAGAATTGTTTTTCTTTTATTATATGGGATTTCATCTAAGTGTCCAAGAATGTCAATATATCTATTAAAATTGTAAATATCGAAATCATCTTCACCAAAAATCTTTTTGTATAAATTTGATAAAGTAGAAACATAAGCCGTTACAGATTTCTCTGATAGAGGCCTATCTTTTTTTCTGTTCTCTGAAATAGAATTTTTGATTTCGTCTCGCATCATTTTAAAAAGTTTATTTATATATTAATATTTCAATTGTTTAATATAAAAATTTTGTTTATATAAATAAGAATAAAAAAAATATTAATTAAATTAATTATTATACTCGACGACCATAATTGTGTTTATATGTTGGTGGGGTATTTTTCTTTTTCTTTGGGTATTCTATAACAATTTTAATTTGTCTTTCTTCATCAATTGTTTTTAACCTAAATTCAGAATTTCTCTTTGGGTCAACTTGTCTCCATCTGAAATAATTTTCTGTGATATCACATTTATATGTTTTAAAGTCATGATCTATTAACCACTTATAACTACTATTGAATGTATTTAAATTCCTATTAAATAATACAGATTGTATAATCGACATTTTATTTGTATATATTTAACCTTTTAAAAAAAGTTTTACCAAAAATAATAGGCGATGCACGATTGCATACGGTCGCTTTGGGTTTGCAAAGGCTTCTATGCAATGGCATGTAATATTTTATTCATTAAATCTTTTAATATTTTATCATTCTCTTTTGTGTTATCGCTCCATAATTCTAAAAAATCTTCATAATCATCATATTGTGCGGTATGGCAGTCGCACAATAAACAGAACCTACCACAGTTCTCAGATTTATAATCTTGTATCTCTCTATTATTATATGCATATGGTTTGAATGGTCTTAAAAAACTTTCAACTGCTTTTGGACTTGGGAATCCAAATGAATCAAAATATAATCCATGGCCACTTTTAAATATTTTAATAAATACCCAATGTGTTCCGTCTCCTTTAGTTGAGTCTTGCATATTTACATAATAACTCCCAATTTGTCTGGGTGCTCTGTCGTCATTAATTAATTCATCCTTAGAAAATACACCAACTATGGGAAGGCCTAATTTATTCGCCATATTTTCTAAATCAATATTTGTCATCATTCTGCTAAAAAAAAATATTCTTTATATTTATGTCATTATTTTATTTTTATGATTAATTAATCCTTTTAAAAAAGGCTTTACCCAAAACAGCGATGCCTATGCAATGGCATTTACATTGATACATAACTTTTAGAGCCACCGCCTGCAGTTACAAAACTACCTCCACTCATTGTTCTGCCAAGTGGATTATATCCTCCGTTTTGATTTTTATTAATAAAGAATGGATTCATTTGTGGAGAATTAGTTTTTCCATATGGAGAGCCCAATTGAATAATATTATTACTATCTGGAGTATCATCTGGGGCAACAATTCGCTCTCTTGACCTGACAGCACCACCGTGGATGGCTACAGTTCTTCTCCTTCTTAATCCATCCCCCATACTATGAGCCAGATGTTTACCACTATGCTCACCAATATAATCACCAGCCATACTTCCATATTTTTCAGTCATTGCTGGATCAAGGTCAAATTTTTCTGCCAACATTTTACCAAATGCTGAACCAACATGCCTTCCTGCATGTTTTGCCGCGGCTGGAAGGTGCTCTTTAACAATATGCTTTGCATGATGTGCGACATGACTTACACCTCTTTTCAGAGAATCCCAAAACCCTTCTCCTTTTTTAAATTTTAAAAGATGTGATCTTCCTTTATGGTGTGCCGTTTGCATCTTTTTTAATGTGGTTGGATGCAATACTACAACATGCTTACCTGCATGACTTATATGATGTGGATTAATAGTTAACCCCATACCCATTGAAAGGGCATCCACCTCATTTCTATTTAAATCCATTGGAACGGTATACATTCTGTGAATGTTCTTTGCAAGAATTAACACTGAGTGTAAAATTAAAAATGTAAAAAAATAAGTTGTTTATATTTATGATTTTATAATTTATTTGAAAATAATTATTTAAGCAATTTCTTGGCCAGTGCTCATATTTACAGTAATTGCTTTTTCGTAAACTACAAACACCATAAGGTCAATTGGAACTTGTGATTGATTAATGCATTGCAATTGAACACTTCTGGCCATACCTTCTTCACTTGGCAAAATTCTTGAAGCATTACCAACATAATATCTGTATAGATAACTCCATTCTTTTAGTCCAATCAATCCAGAGGCGAGTCCAGTAGTAGCACCGCCATTTAGTTGATTAATAGAAACCATTTGCTCATAGAAATCCTCAAAAGAATATTGCAATTGTTGTTGAAATAATACATTTCCAGAAATAAGAATCTGAAAGTTTCCTAATTGAATAGGGTCTGGGGTTGCTCCAGCCGTACTGAATGGTGATAATAGAGTTGATGTTAGTATTGGAGTTGCTCCAGTGGGGGTATTAACAGTTGCGACTGAAACATTATATTGAGGAAGTGTCGTTGCTGGTGGTGTAGGGATTGGGCCATTTATAGATGTACCAGAAGAACTTAAAAATGGAACAACAATGACTTGTTTAATATTTGGTATGCCATTTGATACAAGAATATTAATATTAGCATTAGCATTTTGGTTAGGAAAGTAAAACTGGAAAATATCATCATATAAAATCTTTTTCGTTGGCGATAGTTCCAATAATCTTGTTTCTGCGAGTGGGTTCATCGTGTATGCTGGTGCATATAATCTGCATTGAGTAATTGGAGTGGATGCAGAAGTGAGTGATGAAAATTGAGTTCTTGCAATTGATATTCCAATATTTAGAAGTGATGCCGTTGGTGCAATATTGTTAACACCACCACCACCGCCAGCGGCCGCACTATTTGCAATATTCATTGGTGCTACAGTATAGCCACCCTGTCCAAGGTCATTAGAGGCCAACATTAGAGGATTAGTTGCACCACCTCCTAGCATTTGTGGAGAGGATGCCATACTAATTGCACCATAGTTTAATTGGGTAATACTTGATGCAGAAGCTGCTGAAGCAACTGTGGCAACTAATTGGCCACCAATATATTGAGCCTGAAATTGGCATTGATTGGTATTCAAGTAAATTCTCATTGTTGATCCTTTTAGAAGTGGAACTTTCTCAAAGAAATTACATAAATCTTTTAATCTTAGAATTGCTGGAATTTGAATTGTTCTATTTGCAGTTCCCTGTCCAAGTATAGATGCCTGAAATAGTGTATTATATGATGCGGCATTATTTATTAATTGCTGATTAGTAGATACAGCTTGTCTCGTAAAGGCTCCGACAAAACCAATACCAGTGGCAGCATTCGCAACCGTTGCTTGAATTGGAACGAGTGCTGGTGCTAATTGACCATCTGCAGTTGCTGCAAATGATGGATTATAATTTATCCAAGATTGTCTTGTTTGCAATCCTACATTATATGTTTGTCTTAATGATGCATTTGGTACTGTGCATTTAGTTGTTAAATTATATGATGATGGAATAATACCACCAGCAGCAGCTCCAGTTTCTGCAGCCGTGCCAAATGCAACGGCAAAATCATTCATACTAACATATGCACAATTTCTATTGTTGCAAATTCCTGTTCCTGATGTATTTAATAAATTTACAGTTGGGGTTGCATTAGCAATATTATTATACAGCCAACTATCTGCTGTATCTGGATAGAATCCACAAATTGAGCCCCAATTAACTAAATCTTCCTGACTCCATGTAGTCATTGCTTTAAAACTGCAAAATACATTTAAAAATGGTACTTGTTGTACTATGTTTCTGTTGTTAAATTCAACAGTCATTGAGTGAATCATTTGCCAATAGCCATTTTTCATTCCAATAGTCCAATCATAAATACCACCAGCATTTAAAGCATTTCCTCCTACAGACTGAAACTGAATTAGCAATGGCATGAAAATAAAGGCCTCCGACCACCCTATGTAATTGCCTGAGTTACTTAGACTTGTAGTATCGAGGACGATCTGGGAACTATAACTACCATTGTTATTATCATTTACATACAAATATTGTTTTTGAGTAAATTCTGATGTGGTGTAAAGTTCGGTCGATACAGCATCTTCGTATATTAGATGATCTGACATTATTCAAAATTAGAAGTCAAAATTATTAGATGAAAAAATGTATTATTATATAGGTATATATATCTTTTCAAAAAAAATAATTAATTGATACCCCTTTTTAAAAAAGGGCTGACCCCAAAAACATTGGCTTAATTTTCAAATGAAATATATGCTTTTTTCATTGGCTTTGATGTTTTTATTTTCATCTCTTTTAGTTTTTCAGTGGCTCGCCTAACTGGGTCACCTTCAGATAATGCTTTAATCTTTCCGCCATATACTTTATCCGAACTGGTTTCAGTATTCATATAGTTTCTCTTTGGATGCTTTAATGTGGAATTTGTAATTCCTTTTAGCAATTTGTGTACTTTCAATCTCATCTTAAAAAAAATAATTCTATATTAATGAAATTATAATATTGTATAAAATAATTATTTCATAATGCCATGTTCTCCAGAATCTGAAATATTTAATAAAATTACAATCGTTGGGTCTTCAATTGCAACTGCTCTCTGATTCTGGTCTAATATTTGCACAACGAATTCGTTATAGTTTCCTTCTAAGATATCAATGAATGACATCTGTGGGGGTTGAATCGTAAAGTATGAGCCAAAGGTTGCTGAAGATGGAATGCCAAAAGAATATAACAAACTATTAGGAATGCTATATTTATTATTTATTAGGGAACATGTTATTGTATAACTCGCAACTGGTGAAACTTGTGGGGTAAAAGTTGATAAGAATGAAACTGTTGAAGTTTTTCCATATGGTGCATTTGCCGTACTTGGTTGTGTGCCTGCGGTAATAGTGGCCTCGGCTGTCCCTAATGGATAATAGCCAGTTGATAGACCAATAATATTCTGAAAGCCATTGTTTAAAATAAAAAACATTGGATAAATGTATTGAGTTGTAATTGTTGGAATTGTCCAAGTTGCACCAGATGGTACTGTCCATCCATTTGCAGTTGCTAATTGTTGATTCAATCCAAATGTATTTAATGATACGGCATAATATGTTGAGTTTGTTGTGATGGTTAAAAAATATACATAATATCCATTACTCGCCTGAACACAATAATGTTTATTAGTAACCATAACAGAATGTATATAATTATTTATTGATGGAACATCATAAAATCCATCTGGAATAGTAATTGTATAAGTTATACCATCAAACCAAATATATTGTAATACATTATTGTTATATGCCGAGGTAATATTAAATGTACTATAATACATAGAAAAAGAAGTTAATGCTAACTTCTGCCCAGCCTGTAAAACCAAAGATGTAGGGAATCTATATACAAGGTTTGAGTTATTGGTATTGGGTAGAATATTTGAACTGTTCAAAATTAGTGTTTTCATTTTAAAAAATATTTAATGATTATATTATTATATATATATTAAATTGGAATGAAAATAATAGAAATTATTGACAGTCCAAGAAAGGGCAAAAAATATAGGGCTATCTTTGACGATGACAAAAAAATAGATTTCGGTTTAAAGGGGTCATCAACTTATTTAGATCATCACGACAAGAGCAAGAGAAAAGCATATTGGGCGAGGCATTATGCGAGTAATACAGAAAGAGAATTATTACGATGGATTATTCCAAGTCCTTCGACCCTGAGTGCATTTATTTTATGGGGGACAACTACAGACTTAAAAAAAAATGTAGATGAATTAAATGATATTTGGGCAAATAAAGATTTTAAGCATTATTAATACCCTTTTCTATCCATATACTCTACTGCACTTTTTAGTAAGTATTCCCTTGTTTTTACATTCCAATGATTTACAGGCCTTCTACTGAAACAACCACCTAAAACCTTTTTCAATAATGCTTTTTTATTTAGCCCTTTGTATATTGTATCAAAATTATTATATGAATTAAAAAACCCAGCCATTTCAATTATTTTCTTCTTACTTAATTTTATATATCTTGGAATTAATGTTAATGGCAGGTTATATATTAAAGCATAGTTTTTTATTATTTGCCAAATATCTTCTGGAAAATAATATTTTTTTGATATAATTTCCATTTTATATTTTATATATTATACATTCTTTTTTATTGTTAAGCATTATTTAATTCTAAAAGATATTCATATGCTTTTGCCTTACTTATTCTATTGTCTGCCAAAAACTTTAAAATTAGATTTCTTAATTCTCTAATAATTGATACATTGTCATTACCAGCAATAAATTCACCGTGTAATAATTTAAATCTATCCATTTCTTTTTTCTCATCTTCTAACGAATTCATTCTTGGTAAATTTAATTTATCAAATACACCAGCAAAAATGGCTAACTTTTCAAACATCTTTTTTTCGTCTTCTGGAACATGCTTATATAATGCTGGTAATGATTTTTGATTGGTCAGCAATTCAAATAAATATTGCTGTAACTCACTACTTATTTTTTTTGATGGAAATGTTTGCATTGGGGCTAAACTTTTATATACGATTTGTAGCACACCCTTTTTGAGTTGCCTCATATTAACTGCATATTTACCAAGAGCAATATATCTATGTGCTTTATCATCGAATTTTTGATAGTCATCGCCGTCTATTCCTTCTGACACTTTATGTGCTGGTTTCTTTGGCGGTTTCTTAATAATATCAGAAGCACTAATTGGTGTTAGTTTTAATTCTTCATCATATATTTTATATGGATCATCTCTGTCCTCAAATCCTTTACCTAATCTAATTGGCTTTAATCCTGTATGATGTTTTACAGTTGATTTCTTTTTAAGGCCAGATCCTCCACTTCTTGACCGTATAATAATTGGGTGTCCATTTGTCATTATTGCTCTAGCAATTTCATTAGAACCAATTTTGGCTATTTCACCATTTTCCTTCATCTCTCTAAATCTGCGGGAACCGTCTATCATATTTGCTATTTCTTGTACTTTTGTAAAATTCAATCTTGCCTTTATAATTTCGCCCTGCAATGGTGAAGTAGTTACTGGTAGTTGAACAATACCAAATATTCTATTCTTGCCATTTTTTTGCTGATGAACAACCAATGCAAAACTCTCACCCTCTAAATCTATGAGCCTTATTCCGTGTGGCGATGGTTTACTTGGGACACTATGAACAACCGCTGTCCCTGATTGTAATGGTGGTGATACATAATCTAAAATAGCAATAAGTTCAGCAATTGTTGTAATTGGGTTTCCTCCATTATCAACATAATTATAAGGTGCTGGTGCTGCTGCGGCCGCTGGTGGGGGTGCTTGTATTGGTGCTGCTTGTATTGGTGCTCCTCCTACTGGTACTGGTATTGGTGCTGCTTGTATTGGTGCTCCTCCTAATGGTATTGGTGCTCCTCCTACTGGCTGTGGTGGTGCTCCTCCTACTGGCTGTGGTGGTGCTCCTATTACTGGCTGTGGTGGTGCTTGTAACTGCCCCATTAATGCCATTGAATTATCAATAGAAGTCACCAATTCTCTATATATTGCTGGGAGATCATAATATGCAGTATTTTCTAATACATCTAATTTAGAAAGTAAATCAATTCTTATTTGTGTTTTTTGTGCAGCGGTTGAATGTGGTGCATCTAATATTTTTTGAATTACCTTTTTAGATGGTAGGGGTCGTAATAACTTAAGTATATCTTGAATTGATTCAAATCCCAATACTGGATCTAATATCATAACCTGATTTAAATCAGAAATTACTTTAGATGTAGGTAAAACATCTGCTAAATCATCTAATGTTGCATTTAGTTGATTATCTAACATTGATAGGCCATAGTCGTTAGTTAATGTATCTCTCAATTTTTCAATATTTTCAGATGTGAGTATTAATTTTAATAAATCAGTTGGGGTTGTAATAAGATTATCCTGTAAATAACCAATGCTATTTGGTATGCCTCCAGTTGCTTTCAATATTTTCAAATAATTTTTCAAATACTCAATAAAGAATTCTGGTGTTGCATTTTTAACTGAAAATCTTGCTGAAAAATCATTCTGAATTTGTGGATATGCTCTATTAAATGCAACTCTTTGTTCGTGTGTTAAATCACTGGAAATCGATTGGGCATCAGAACCTTTAAATCCCAAATCAATTAAATTTTTTAGTGCATCGCCTGCTTGTAAAGTCCTATCTTCTGAAATTTCAGTTGCGGATTTCGTCTCTGGTGCGATTGGTGCAATTCCTTGCTTTAAATCTGCTCTCTGCTTAGCAATATTAGTCATATTAGCAACTGCAGCCTTTCGCACAATTTCATTTCGCAATATTCGGTCATCGACTTTTAACTCTTTTGACATATTCACAGAATTTCTGCTTTTTAAAAAAAATAAGTTAAAAAATTATTATGTATTATATTAAACATTCGAAAAAAATATGCAATTAAATTAATTATCTCATTCCATAGAGGTCGGTTAGGGACTGTGCTACAGTCCCATCTGCGATGCCTACGAAGTGGCTTCTGGAACTTCATAATACTCTGTGAAATTTTTTCTAAATCTATATGTCGGCTCGCCTTCTAAATCTATCATTAAAAAACTTGGAACTTCTGCGGTTGCATGATGATATATTTCTGTTAGTTTCTTTTTATCTAAACCTAAAGAAAATTCTCTGGCAATCATAGTTAAATTTTTCATACTTGAAACTTGTTTAATAATTAAGTATGTCATATTATTCCTGATCATTTTTGGGATAGAATAATAATCTTGTGAGATATAAATCATACTTGCATTTTTCTTTCTGGCTCTTAAAAAATATGATTCCATAGGTTTCTGATTTCTTTCATTAACAAGGTCATCAAACACAATTAAAGATTGCTTTTCTTTATCTAATTTATCGATATCTGGAATATTTTCAACACCTTCGAGTACTTCAATTTCTTTTGTATCTTTAAATTTATCTTTAATCCAGTTATAAATTGGCTCATCGCTATTTTTAGTAATGATATATATTTTTTCAAATGTATCAGTCATGGTCTTGATTAGGTTCATCAATGTTTGTGTCTTACCTGCACCAGAACGACCTATTATACAGCAACGGAAGGGAATAGAAATGTGATGCACATCAAAATGTGGGTTATGGTACTTTCTGATAAACTTTTTGGGCATATGTTCATACCAATTAATAAGTTCGCCAGTTGGTTTTGAACCCCCTTCAGATTTTGATTTTTTTGGCGGCATTCGCTTTTTCTAAAAAGGATAATATATTTTACAAAAAATATAATATGTATTATATATAAATATATTTATTATTGTCAAAAATAAATAATGTCAGCCGAGCCTCCACCATCTGGTGGAAATAGTGGGTATAATCCAGATGACTGGACAAATGCGAATGACCCAGTTGACCAGCAATTTTTGGCTCAAAATTATTTACAATTTCCAAATGCTCAGGGTGCTGAAACTATGGGCGACCTTATTGTAAGTGGGGCATTCACAGCACAAGACCCAGCAACATTTGCAGATACAGCAACCTTTAATAATGGAATTAATATTGGAGTAGGTGATTTAACCTTTTCAGATTTGACAGTTCAATCTACCGCATTTATTGAGGCCAATTATGCACAGTTAAATACAGATAATACTTTTCTTTCGCCATATATTCAAAAATTTGCCAGTGGTGTAACCTTTGGAGATGACACAACTCAAACAACTGCATTTATTGAGGCAAATTATGCACAGTTAAATACAGATAATATATTTTTAGCACCTTATCAAAATACATTTGCTGGCAATACAAGTACTGGAAATACAAATGCACCTATAAAAATAACAAATGGAGTTGTAACTGGTGGAGTTCCAGAATATTGTACCATGTATTTAGATCCTACTTCTGGTTATGATATGACATTGTATACTAACCAAACTACGAATGGCGGCCTAACTGTTAGAAATCGTAATGGTGCGAGTTTTACTTTAAACCCTATAACAATATCAACTGGTGTCGTAGGATGTCAAACATTAAATCCTATTGACATGAATGGTAAAAATTTAATAGGGTTAGAAAATTTATATACTGTTGGTAATGTTATGAATTTTACTGATTATGCAGGTGATGATTTGTTTCAATTATCAAATAGTGGACATATAAGTTATTTTAATATTAATATGAATAATAACAATATATCAGGGGCTTCATCCGTTTCGTCACCATTATTTTTAGTTGGTGCTAATGGTCAAATAGGTAATAGTGCTACTTTAAATCCACAAGTAATGACTATCCGCAATACTGCCCTTAATAATACTTCTCCTCAAATATATTTTCAATTAAATAATAATCTTAATGTTGCTACAAGTCCTATGCAAATATTGTGGGATAATGTCAATTTTATTGCTCCTATTGGTGGAATAAGTAGTCAAGTATTAAATGTTTCAGGAACTGGTATTACAGTTGGTGCAGTTCCTTTAAATGTAAATAATATATCAGGCAATGGCCAGAGCTTTGTTGGATTCAATTCAGATATACATATGAACAATAATAATATTACTAATTGTGGGGCATCTTCAACTGCAACAACACAGCCAAATGGAACTAATAACACTACATTAGCTACAACGGCTTTTGTAAATAATCAATTAGCAAACTATGCCAAATTAACAACTGGGACGACTCAAACTTTTACAGGATTAAATAATTTTACTGGAGGCTTACAAAGTGGCGGTGTTTCTGTTGCAACTGTTAATAACTTACAATATACAATTAGTACTACTGCAAGTAATTATGCCGTTGGGACTATTAACTATATTACTTTTAATAGTGGTGGTTCTCAGAAAACTATTTATAATCCGTCAAGTAATTCTGGTTCTTTCTTTAGTAATCCATTTGTCATAACAATAAATAATGCTCCAGTTGCTGGACAAATTTTATGTTATATACAATTTTCAGTTGACCCTTTCCCTAATTGGCCTCCAGCTACTACTTCTAATCAAAATATACCAGGGGCTGGTAATAATAATCAAGTTAATAATTTTCCTTATGCTTGGGGTAGAGGTGCTAATGGCAATGCAGTAATTACTCTTTATATGGCATATAATTTTGGTAATGGTAGTGTTGTCACTTTTAATTTAGCAAGTCTTGGAATTATAAGTTCTTAATAATTAAAAAAATCAAAAAAATATTTATATGAATATAACTGATACATAATGTCAATAGTTTATCAATACGAAAATACATCACTACAATTTTCAGACATCCAAGGGAATATCGCCCATCAAGGAGTGTTAGGATCGAATGTTAATCAAACTCCAATTTTATCAACTTTTCCAACCACATCAACAGGAGATTCATTGGGTCATTATCATTATACCGATGACACATCAAAGGCTCTTAAATTTTTGAATTGTAGTGGTAGTGGAAATGGCGGTCATCAATTTTATACATCTAATTCAACAACCGCACCTGTGAATACTGCAACTATAGATTTAAATGGGTTAACAATTGAAACAACTGTTTCAAACCCCTCATTATTACCTTTACCAAATATAATTACCAGTATTGATATTGCTCTTTATACGGCTTCATCAGTTCAAGTTCCACCTTATAATATGACACCTAATAATTCTATCTGGCCAGTTCAAGTTAATAGTGTTTGTACAAATATGACACCTGGAATAACATATTATTGTAAAGTTTTTAATGCAACAACATTACAATTAAATACAAGTCCTGATGGTGGAGTGCCAACTATAATAGATACCTCGGATTTGGCATCTCGTACACAACCTATATTATCATTGGTGACTGGTTTACTACCATCTATAACTCAAACTGTAAATTTATTTGAGAATTTAACCATAACTAATGATACAAATGAATCAATATTATCCGCAACCAATTTGACTTTTAATAATGTGAATGTTAAAATGAATCAAGTACAACCTACTTTAATTTATTCATCGCCAGTAATTTATGCAGATGGTCATGAACCAGCAAATGGATTAGCAATAAGAAATACTTATGGATACTCTGGCTGGTATTATAAAAATAGCCCACCAAATTCTGCACCAACAAACAAGATCAACTGGTATTTTCCTCCAAAATCCACAACCACAGCCGTCGCAGAGTTGAAAGGCATTGCTATTAGTTTTTTTAACGGTAATACAATCAGTAACGATGATACTTTGTACTTAACTGTATATACTCGCCCAACTGGTACAAATGATTATGCACCTGGCTTTTTTCATTCTGCTATGACTTATGTTTTTGACCAAACTATTACACCTATAGCAAATACAAATTATCAAGGTGTATGTATTATTAATAAAAGTTTAATCCCATCTAATTATGAAACTCAAATACAATATGAGCCATCTACAGTAAATAATCCAAAAGGAACATATTCCCAAACAGATAATATTTTAGCCGTTGTTATTGGAACAAATTCTGCATCTGCCACAAACTCAGTTGAGTTGGTTGTAAATAAACTAAATTTAATATATGGAGATTTTACTCAATCTTATTTATTAGTTCCTCCATAAATGCAAAAGGCTTTAATTAATATTTTTTTTGAAAAGTATAATCGTATAAATATAATTACATCTTTTGTTTTTCAAATTAAACATTTAAAATGTCGACCGCAAGTAATCAACCAGTTGTTTTCACTTCATACTTGGGCTATGACAAAAGTCTTTCTGTCGATAGTGCAATGGGGTGCAATTTGGAAAATACTACAATTTTATCATCAGTGCCATCATCCGCAACAACATCAAAAGGTTCATATTTGTTTAAGGCAAAAGGCTCAACCGTATTATTAAATGCATCCGGTACTGATGGCGATACTCAAATTGTATTAGCTTCATGCTCATCTACCAGCCCACCAACTAATGTACTATTAGCAGACAAAACAGGAACATACTCGAAAAAGTTTGAAACTATAGGCAATGCTAAAAATGTTGTTTTAGAAGGTGATTCTATTAAATTTAGTGGAGTTGATTATAAAGCATTAGTAGATTTACATACGACTCAGATTTCTAATTTGGCCGCCGTTGATGTAACTGAATTGGCGAAATTATCAGATTTGGAAGCAGTTGATACTGCAATTAAAGCAAGATTGGACATAGACGAAGCCAACATCTTAGCATTACAACATAAACAGCCATTAATTATCACCGTTCCATTATATCATGTAGCAAGTGTTTATGCAGATTCACAACAAATGATTGATTATATCCCAGCCGCCGTATCTAATGTCACACCATATAGCGGATGGTATTTTAAAAATGAATTAAATAAGAAAGTTAACTGGTATATTCAGCCAGATTCAGGTATGACAGTAGGAGATATTAAAGGCCTAATGCTTAACTTTTATAATGTATCCGCTACTACTGGATTGGGATGTCCATTCTTTTCAGTATATACCAAAACAGATGCACTAACCCCAAATGCTGGCTCGTGGTATAAATCTCGTAAAACATTTAGTGTTGATTATCAATCTGCAACTACGGTAAGTACTTCATATGCTTTGTTGGCGGATCTAAAAAGTTTGCCATATTCTCCAGTAGCATATGGACACACTAAAGTCACAGCGGTTAATATTGCTGGAAATGATAAAGGGACATTCGCAGATTCAGAGCAAATTCTTTTCTTTAGTGTTGGCACTTCCTCAAATTCCGCTGCTGGATTATTTGAATTTATTGCTGGAAAATTTACAGTGTTAACTGCTTCAGCAAGTAATGAATTTTTATTTGTGCAAAAATAAGCGACGAATATGCAATGTCGACTGAATTAATTTAGTCAGAAAAAAGGATATCCTTTTAAATATATAATCTTATTTTTTTTTACAGAAATTCTATAAATAGAATTATCCGTCGAAAAAAAAACTGCAGTTGCATGTCTGAAAAGATATTATTAAACAAAATTAAAAAACATCTTCAAGGTCATATTACAGAAGGTAATTTTGATAATTTAGATATCGCTCAATTAAAATTAATTGACAAAGAATTAAAAAGAATAATGCCAGCAAAGAAAAAAGGAGGAGCGGTAAGAGACAGACCAGATGGATATTATGATTCACAGAATTTTTTAAAGGATAGTAATCAAGATAAACAATTTATGATGGCAAATCCAAACCAAAGAGGCCAATACAGGCACATCGTAAATAATCGTGTTGTACAAGATGGTACTGGTATTAAAGGTAGTAAATCCAAAACTCATAAAGGTGATTTAGATTATACAACTAAAAAAGGAGATAAAGTTTTTCACGAGAATGGCCATATTGTTAAAAAATCATATAAACCTTTTGATGCACATAAGGGTTCAGTTAGTAAGACCCATGCTGGTTTAGATTATCAACATTATGACCATCATTTAAAAGTTCCAATTGAAGGGGGCGGATTTTTAAAAATTACTATTTGTCATGAAGGGGATGGAAATGCTGAAGTGTATACAGATAGCGACACTGATAGTGATTCTGATATGGAAGGTGAAGGGCTTTGGGATGATGCAAAAGATGCTTTTAAAAGAGCAGGCAATAAAATAAAAGATACTGCAACTAATGTTTACAATAAAGCAAAAGATATTGCCCATAAAGTATATACTGGAGATACTGGCATGCCTCCAAATGTTAAAAAAATATTAGACCAATATGGAAATGAATTAATATCTGGTATTGATATTGTTAGAAATCCAGTTGGCAAAGCATTAACTGGTGCATTGAGTATTGCAAGTATGGGAGAGTTCGGTAAGAATTTACAGAATGCACCATATGATAAATTATTTCATTTAAAGATTATTATTACTTTACAAAGCGGAACACGAGTATCACTTGAAAAAGTTGAACGAGTTAGTATGACTGTTAATCCTAAGCCAGTAAAAGATGAGGAATCGACCCCAACTCCTTTAAATGGAAAATCAATAACTTTAAATCAATTATATGAAAATGCACACAATGCAATGGGTGGTAAATTTTATCCATATTCAGCCAGAGATAACAATTGCCAGAATTTCATATTAAATGTTTTACAGGCAAGTGGTGTTGGTAATACACAGGATTATGAATTTGTTAAACAAGATACTAAATCACTTTTTGGCGATAATTCATTTTTAAGAAAGGCATCAAATACTGTTACTGATATTGGTGCAAGATTTAATGTATTGCAACAAGGTGGTGGAGTCGATGATGATTATTTGGATTCTGCAATTGCTCTAATGACTAAACATAAAAGAGCTAAAAAAGGATTAGTTGCAACAACTACTATACCAACTACTGGCGGAAAATTGCCAAAGCATCAGAGACTTACATTTAAAGATTTCGCACAAGGTTGGGCAAGACATCACGGCATCACACACGGTGGAGCATTAAAAAGCAAACATGCGAAACATCATTATAAGACAATTAATGATCATCTTATTAAAGAAGGTAAAGGATGGGATGATTTTATTCAAGAATCTCAGAAGTTTTTTACTGGTGGATATAATGACCAAATTAATCAAGGAATTCAAAATGTAGGAAATCGAGTAAAAGATGCATTCGATGCATTTGGTAATAAAATTTCAGGAACGGCAAGTCAAATAACCCAACAAATAAGAGACCAAGCAGACAAAGTTATTTCTGATGTCAATAATGGAATTAAAGTTGGAAAGGATGCTATAATGAAATTAGCAAATAGTGCGGAAGTAACTGCAAACCAAAAATGGGATTTAATAAAAGCATTTGTAAAAGATGCATCAAATAAAGTATCTGAAGGTGTTATGACTGGTGTAAATTTTGTAAAGAAATATGGAGAGACTGCAATTAATTGGCTCAAAGATAATAAAGATGCCATGAAAGCAATTGCTATTAGTGTTGCTAAATTTGCAGTTAAGAAAGGTATACCATTAGTTGGCGAACAATTAGGCGGAATATTAGCCGATGCATTGGCCGCAGGAATGTTGCAACCAGAATTAATACCAGTTGCACAAACTTTAGGCTCTATGGCAGGTAAGAAATTAGGTGAGATGCTATCCGATTATATTATGTCATTAGGTTTAGCCGATGCACAAGGAAATCCAGATGCTGATAAGTGGTTAGCCATTACAGGCCAAGCAATTGATGCAGCCAAAATGGCTTATGCTGGATATCAAGGTGCACAAAGTGTAGGAAATTATTTATCTGGGGCAAGTAATGCAGGTAGTGCTGCGAGTACAGTTGCGACTGCAGGAATGGGGGTTAAACGGTCATCAGCTAAAATGAAAAAGTTATTAAAAGAAAGAGTCGAGAACTATAATAAGTTAATGACTGTAAAACGAGGAAGAGGTAGACCAAAGAAATCATATTAAACATTAGAAACATTGAACAATATAGAATAATAAATTTATTTATATAAATAATTTATTTTTTATAAAGTATATTTTGTTATATATACAAGCAAAAAAATATTTTTAAAAATGGGAAGACATAAGAAAATTTGTGAATGTTGTCAGAAGGTGCATGAACCAGTGCCAAAAAAAGAATATGACCCAGTACCACCTCCAAAGAATCCAAGCAAATGCCGTAAGACTCCAGACTCGATTATTAGAGCAGTAAATAAATATAGACAAAAAGAATATCCAAAAGAAATGGCAAGAAAACAAGCATTAGAATATTATTATAAGCATAAAGATGAAGTATTAAAAAGAAGAAAAATCGTTTATGAATCAAATAAAGAAACATATAAGGAATATCAAAAAGAATACCAAAAGAGATATAGACAAACAATTAAAGAATTAAAACAATTACCATTTTATGGCGAGAGCTTTGAAGTAAAACAAGTAGTTGTTATACCACCGCCTCCAATAGTATGCCATATAATTGAAGATGATAAACATCCATTTGAAAACCAAGATGGAGAATGCTGTAATAAAAGTCGTAATGGCTGGGGCTGTAAATGTGGAGACATAAAAACAGGCAATGCATATAATGATGCATACAGAAATGCAAAAATGAAATGAATATAATTAATTATTTTTTTTTGTTTTATATTTTCTATAATATACATAAACAAAATTTATTATTTTTAAAATGAACGACGAAGAATATTTTGAATCATGTTTAAGAGAATTAAAACAATCTCATACAGATGAAGAGGCAAGAGGTATATTAAGAAAGTTTTCATATTTGTATACAAACCCATTAACAAATAGAGGACGACCACCAAAGAAAAGAATTGGCCAAATTAAAAGATGGCAAAAGTTTGATTACTGCGATAGACAGAATGCAAAAGATAATGGCTGGAGGTATGACCCAGAAACACAATTGTGGTGGAAATTTTTTAAAGAAGAAAAATAGATCCGCAATTAATTAATTATTTTTTTTTTATATTTCCTATAATATATATAACAAAAATTTTATATTAAACAATTGAAATTATATTAATATATAAAAAAAACATTTTCAATTTATCAAAATGAATTTCAAACTTGAAGCAAGAGAAAGAATTATTATTGGCCGTAACTTTACAGAACATTGTACTGTAAAAGATTTGGAGGAAATCTTAGAGGCGGATAAAGAAAATGGTTGGTTATGGCCAAGTGAGGTAAAAGCAATAAGAGATTTAATTACATTCTTTGATAGAGATGAAGTCAAAAAGACAACCCATAAGTATGGTAAAGGTAAAGATTATGGTAGGGGTTGGGCATCAAGATCATTGGGCAAACTTTGTAGCAGAGCCAAGGCAACCATATTTAACAGAAGGAATCTTGCATTAAAAAAGAGTAATCCAAATTCAATTGGCTTATTAGATATAGATATGGTTAATGGTGGGATTAATATTATGTATCAGGCTGGGCTAAAATTAGGCATCAAGCCATCTGATTTAAAAAATATGAAATTATATTTAGATAAAAGAGAAGAACAATTAGAAGCCGTTATGGCAGTATTTACTGTAGATAAATGTATTGCAAAAAACTTATTTATTGTATTATCATATGGTGGCACAATTGGCACTTGGGTAAATGCTCATAAAATTGTTAATTGCAAAACCGCATTTGGTACATATAAAACACTACCAATCTTAGATGGCATTATAGCAGAATGTATTTTGATTGGAAAAGAATATTTATTAAAGTACAGATCAGTTGAAGATAAATTTATGGCAAATAAGCCAGATAATGATTGGCAAACTTACGATGGAAATAAATATGGGATTGCAATTTCTGGATTATATCAAGATACAGAATTTGAATGTTTAAATATATTATTAGAGCAATGTGGTATGCCAGATGAAGCATATTTACAACACGATGGTGCAACAATTAATTTTGATGAAGTATATGAAAAAACTGGATTAACCATAAAAGAAATTTTACCAGTAGTTCATAATGAAATTGAAAGTAGATTAGGAATTACGGTTAAATATGAGATTAAAGATTTTGATAAGAATCCACTGCCAACAAAGCCAGTTGTTATTAATATGGATGACTTTCTTAGATTTGATACAAAGAGATTTAATGAGTTTACTACATTTGCAGAAAAGAAAAGATATTTTGAAATATTTCATTGCAAAATCAAGATGCCAGATGTTAGATATATTTATCAGAAGTTTGATAAACTCTCATCTAAAAATAATATCACACCATATACAACTCAAGGGTTTAAAGATTGTTATCAAAATTTATTTGTAGATATCATAGTAGAACAAGGTGGTAAAAAAAGCAAGGTTGAGGTTTTAGAAAAAACACCATTCATACCATATTGGATGAAGAGAGAAGATATTAGAGAATATGATCAATATGTATTTGACCCAAAAAATACAATTATGGAAGGCTTAGGATATTGGAATGGGATTGATAATGAATATTTTAATACATTTAGAGGATACTCAGAAAAATGCAGACCAAGTGAAAGAAAATTATCTCAATCAACCAAAGATGCAATATTAGAACCTTGGTTAGAAGTAGTTCATGAATTATGTGGAGGTGTTCAAATTCAAACCGATGCATATTTAGATTTTCTTGCACATATGATTCAGAAGCCAAATACTAAAGCCCCAATGGCATTTATTATTAAATCGTTGCAAGGCATTGGCAAGAATGTCACACTTGAGCCAATTGCTAAAATGCTAAATGATTATTTTATTACATCTTCAAACATTGATGATTTTATGGGAGATCATGCAAATGGCTTTTTCCAAAAGATATTGGTAAATCTAAATGAATGTCAAATGAATAAAAACAGTTTTGATTATGAGGGTAGGATTAAAACATTTATTACAGAGGATACTATTTCATTAAATGAGAAACATGAAAAAAGAATCACTGTTAGGAATATTGCAAGGTTACTAATATTTAGTCAGAAGCCAAACCCAATTCCAATGGATGTTAAAACTGGCAATAGAAGATTTCAAGTATTTCAAGCAACTGATAAGTATACAGATATGGATGATGAATTCTGGGAAGAGAGAATTGAACTATTTAATAGTACTACATTTATCCCAGTACTATATGAATTTCTCAACACAAGAGATATATCCAAAATTAAATGGAAGCCTATATTAACACAGGGTTATATTGAAATGTGTTCACAGTTTATACCCATGGAAGTATTATTCTTAGAATACTTTATGACTCAGAATTATACGGACGAAGTTATTCCATCATCATCAATGTATGGGTATTATTTACAATTTGCAGAAAAGGCTGGTATTAGAAAAGAACAAATTGTAACAAATCCAAAATTAACAAACCTATTAAAAGATTTAGAAGTTGGGATTGAAAAGAAAAAAATGGGAGGTCAGTCATATATATATTTAGGAGACTTAAAAGAAGTTAGGGCTAAACTAATCATGAAAGAATTGATTCGGCCAGATGATGATGAAGAAAAGCCACAAAAAGTAAAGAAGGCATTCAAAAAATTAAATATTAAAATAGTATATGAGGATGATGTTGTAGAAGAAGCAAATCCAATTGTAGAAGAGGTAAAGAAAATTGTAGAAGAAGCAAAGTCTGATAATAATTCAACCACAAATGAAGATAATTCAACAGCAAGTGAAGATGAGGACGATGATATATTAGAGGCATTTAATACTGATGATAATTTAGATAGTTATAATGGTGGTAATTGTATTATAGATCAACTATTTTCATAAATAATAATTTAGGACAAGATTTTTTTTTGAAACAGTATATTTAAAAAATAATAATGGCCACAAGTCAATAGAAATAAAAATAAACCAAGTGTATATAGGTTTAGGACGAGAGGACAAGATTTTTAATATATTCTTATTGAGATTTCTTTTTTTTTTCAGAATAAAAAAATATTTAAGATAGAAATATTTAAAAAATCTTGTCCTCTTGTCCTACCAATATGTAGAATACAATATGGCGGTCTAATATGGCAATATACAAATAATAATCTCAAAAAAAAGCAAAATCAAAAAATAATCTCGTCCTAAATAAAAAATATTGTTTAATATCAAATTAAAACACACTTTGCAACACATGTTGTTGATCTATCATGTTAACCCTCCGCAAACTATCTGTATGACCTCGTATGGCTAATATATAGCAGTAGTGATAACAATTCAGTTGAACCACCGCAACCCCTATAGTCCAACCAAATGGGCTAACAGTACAGTGTAGCCAATATGGCGAACTATTCCGCCGACCCCTTAGAATGGCTCCCTGAGGCTCTACAGTGCAATAGAGGGCAACATATGGGCGACCCCTTAGAATGGCTCCCTGAGGCTCTACAGTGCAATAGAGGGCAACATATGGGCAACCCCTTAGAATGGCTCCCTGAGGCTCTACAGTGCAATAGAGGGCAACATATGGGCGACCCCTTAGAATGGCTCCCTGAGGCTCTACAGTTGATTAACTGAGTTAAAATAGGTTTGAGGGTATAAAACATCATTGAGTTCAATATTAAGGGATTTCAAAGCATTATAAGGCTTATATAAGTATCTTAATTAAATATATTTAATTAAGATACTTATATAAGCCTTATAATGCTTTGAAATCCCTTAATATTG